ATGCTTACGGACGACATCCTCCAGGCCCAACAGAACCTCGAAGCCGCCGCGCTCGAAAAGGGCTATGCGCGTTACGCGGCGAACGTCGAGCGCGTTTCGGAGCGTGAAGGCTTCGACCGGACCGATCAGGTTGCCACAATGATCCGGGGCGCCATCCCGATCGTTGCCGAGGGCCTCCGCAACTGGCTGGAGACCTTCAAGGCCGCAAAGGGCCGCAAGCCCGTAGCGCTCAAGGCAGTGGAACTTCTTGACCTCGACAAGCTGGCCTACCTGGGCCTTTCGCGCGTCTTCCGGGAACTCCCCAACGGCGGGAACGTCACCGCCATCGTTCTGGGCATCGGCCGCCACATGCAAGTCGAACTGGAGGCGGACGCGATCGAGGCGAAGGACGCCAAGGCCGCAAAGCGCTATCAGGCCCTTGCGACCGGCACGGCATCCGAGAGGGCCATGGAGCGCCGACACGATGCCCTTGCTGACGAACTGGACGTTGGGCTCGGCTGGGACAACACCACTCGGGCCCTCAACGGTCAATCGGTCCTGTCCGTCATCCTCCTGCGCCTTCCGGATGTCTTCCAGCTATGCAAGACGACCGAGAAGGGCCAGATGCACCGCACGGTCGAGCTTACCCCTGAGGCCGCCACGCGCCTGGCAGACATGCAGGATCAGGCCGCTTGGATGCGCCCGGTCCTCCAGCCCATGCTGGCCCCTCCGCGCCCTTGGACCTCGCTGGGCACCGGCTGCTATTACGACCACCGCCTGTCCAAGACGGTCCCCTTGGTCCGCACCTACAGCGGCGAGCACCGCAAGTTGCTTCGGGAGGCCATCAAGGACGGTTCGATGCGAGAGGTCCTAGACGCGGTCAATGCGATCCAGGAGACGCGCTTCGCGATCGACACCAAGGTCCTCGCTGCGATCCGTTGGTGCGTTGAGGCTGAGAAGCGCCCTGGAGCCAGCTTCCCTACTTCGGAAGACTCCCTCCCCAAGCTCCCTGACAAGCTCAGCGCGGACGAATGGGCCGCTTTAGCGCCAGAGACCAAGCGCGCCATGAGCCGTAAGCGCAAGACGATCGACAACATTCGCAAGGCGGCCGGGACGGAGCGCGGTGGGTTCAATGGCGACATGGAGACCGCTGAGATGCTGGCGGGCCATGAGGCCTTCTACATTCCGCACTCACTCGACTTTCGGGGGCGCGTCTATGCGGTGCCTCATTTCAACCACCAGCGCTCTGACCACATGAAGGGCCTGTTCCGTTTCGCGGACGCCCTGCCGCTGGGCGAGGACGGGGGCGATTGGCTGATGATCCACCTTGCGAACTGCGGGGACTTCGAGAAGGTTTCCAAGGAGAGCTTCGTGGACCGCATTGCCTGGGTTAAGGCCAACGAGGAAGCGATCCTCCACGCCGCTAACAGCCCCGAAGAGGCCTATGAGTTCTGGGGGCAGGCGGACAGCCCGTTCTGTTTCCTCCAAGCCTGCTTCGAGTACGCAGCTTGGGCGGCCTCCGGGTTCTCGCAGGGCTTCGAGTCCTCAATCGCCATTGCGGCTGATGGGTCCTGCTCGGGCCTTCAGCACTATGCGGCCATCACGCGCTCGCCCCAGGAAGCCCACCACGTCAACCTGACGCCCCGCGATAAGCCCGGCGACATCTACAAGGTCGTCGCGGACGAAGCGGTGCCGTATCTCCAGCTCGGGACCCAACGGGACGACGAGAACGCCCGCGTCTGTGCCAAGGTGCTAGAACAGGGCTTCGGGCGCTCCGAGGTCAAGCGCAACGTGATGACCTATTTCTATGGGTCCGCGAAGTTCGGAATGCGCGAACAGCACATTGAAGATACCATGCGCCCCTTGGCCGATAAGGTCGCCATGGGGGAGCTCACCGAGCATCCGTATTCGCTCCTGACCAAGCGTACGAACAAGGAAACGGGCGAGGAGACGTGGGCCCAGGACGGTGGCTATAGCTGCGCCGTGGTCATGGCGGCCTATACGCACCAAGCGGTTATCACCGTGGCCCATAAGGCCGAGGAGGCGGCCACTTGGATACAGAAGGTCGCCGCGCTGCTCGCCCACGAGAGCCAGTCGATGATTTGGCGAACCCCTACCGGGATGCCTGTGGTCCAACGGTACAGCGAGTACACCTCGAAGGCCGTCAATCTGTGGCTGTACGACCGCGATGTGCCCGTACCGTCCAGCACGGACAAGACCGATGCCGAGGGCAACACGTTGGTCCGCATTCAGCTCCTCATTCGCGAGGCTCCGACTAAGCGTGTCGATAAGAAGCGGATGCGCTCGGCCAGCTCGCCCAACGTGATCCACTCCATGGACGGGGCGCACCTTCAGCGCTCTGTGGTCTATGGCAAGGCGAACGGCATCAACCACTTCGCCATGATCCACGACAGCTTCGGGACCCATGCGGGCAATATGTCGCTCTTCTCCTGGGCGATCCGCGAGGCGTTCGTCCGGACCTATGAGACCTACTGCCCGTTGGCCGAGCTGGACTCTTATGCACGCTCGGTCCTTTCCGACGCCGACAAGCTCCCCCCGATCCCGGAGAAGGGCGACCTGGACCTCGGGCTCATTCGGGATAGTCTGTACGCCTTTGCATAGATACACAAATGGCGAATATCGCTATTAGTGCTGAGTATAGGATAAAGTGCTTTTGCAGCCGCTTCGATCCTACCCCGGAGGCTTCCATGCGAAACTTCCTGTAATCCCCAGACCGCTCGGTGCCCCACGGTGCCGGGCGGTTCCCCTTTAAGTCCCTTTTCTACACAAATGGCGACTATCGACACCGTGGTTCCTGTGAGGTCCGCTCGCCCCTGGCGGTCCTCTCAGAAGCTACGGCTTCAACCCTTTTCTCCACATTTGGCGATAGTCGCCATATGCCACCATCATAATACCCAAGAGTTTCTCTACCTAAATGGCACGTTCGCCACGCATTAAGGGCACTGTCGGCCCCTTCGTGTTCGCATATCCCCACCTGACCGCACCGGACAGCGAAGGAAAGTACGCCGACAACAAGTACAAGGTGGACGGCATCGCCGCCCCGACCTCCGAGGCCATGAAGCGCGCTAAGGCCGTAGTGGCTGACGCGATGAAGCAGCTCGGGGCTCCGAAGGGCGCCATGCTCCCGCTGAAGCAGGAGACCGCCAAGAACGAGAAGTCCGGCAAGCGAGAGCCCACCGGGAACCTCATGTTCCGCGCCAAGTCCCAGTACGCCCCGGCGATCGTCGATGCGCAGGGCAAGCCCATCCCCGACAAGGTCCTAAAGAACCTCACGATCGGCGCGGGCTCGGAAGGCCTCCTCCAAGGCTACTTCCAGGAATACGAGATGAAGGGCGAGCCCGGAGTTTCGTTCACCCTGACAGGAATTCAGCTCCTCAAGCTCGTCAAGGGCGGGAAGGGCACTGCGGACTTCGGGGCCTATGAGGGCGGCGGCTTCTCGATCGAGGACGAACTCGACGGCGAAGACGCAAGCGGTCTCGACCTGGGTCTCGACGACGAGGGCAGCTCGGACGACGCCGACGAGGGCGATGGTGGCATCCTCGACATTTAAGGGTCGAGTGAAGCTCCACGGCCGCTCGGGCCTGGAAGATAAGACGATGGTGGACCTCGAAGAGCGCGGGGTCCCCTATCGGTACGAGGAGGTGCGGGTCGCTTACGAAAAGCCCGCCTCCCAGCACAAATACACCCCCGACTTCATCCTTCGTAACGGGATCATCATCGAGACGAAGGGCCTCTTTGACTCCGACGATCGCAAGAAGCACGAACTGGTCCGTAAGCAGCATCCCAAGCTAGACATTCGGTTCGTCTTCTCCCGCTCGGCCTCTCCGATCCGGAAGGGCTCGAAGACCACTTACGCCGCATGGTGCCAGAAGATCGGCATACCCTTTGCGGACAAGACGATCCCGCAAGCCTGGATCGACGAACCCAACGACCCCGAACGCCACGCGGCCATCAAAGCCGCCTCAGCCTAGCCTTGCGTGCCTTCAGGGCCTCTCGGCTCTGAAAGGAACCACCATGCTCGACGAAAAGCTCAACGACGAAATCCTCCGTGCCGAACTCCGGCGCGATGAGGGAGAGAAGTTCACGGTGTATCGCTGCACCGAAGGGAAACGCACGATCGGCGTAGGGCGCAATCTCGACGATGTCGGCATTTCGCTGGCCGAGTGCGCCGCGCTGGGCATCACGACCCAAGACGCCATAGCCAACGGCATCAACGCCCGCCAATCGACCGTCCTGCTCTCGAATGACATCAAGCGTTCCAAGGCCGACCTGGACCGAGCGCTCCCATGGTGGCGTACGCTCGACCTGACCCGGCAGCGTGTCCTCATCAACATGTGCTTCAACATGGGGATCGGGAATGCCTCCAAGGGCCTCCTGTCCTTCAAGAACACGCTCAGTCTGATCCAGACCGGGCAGTACGAAAAGGCCGCCTCCAACATGCTCGCGTCCAAATGGGCTCGACAGGTAGGCAAGCGTGCCGATCGCCTCGCCCAGCTCATGCGCCTGGGCCCCAAAGCCTCTTAAGACCGAAGGACCTCTGCCATGCCTGCTAAAATCAACGCCGCCAAGGCCGCGCCTAGCGCCTTTACGAACCCCCTCGACCTCTCCCGTTTCGGATCTGCCGGATCGGGGATGCTATTCCTCGACGCCGCCGGTGACACGTACATTGGGACCGAGCACTCTTCGACCCATGGGAACCTGAAGCTTACGCGGGTCAGTAAGGGCGGCAAGCTGGCCCGCATGGTCGAGTCCGGAATTTCGTGGCCTCTGCGCATCGCCCCTCCCGGACACATCGTAACTTTCGAGAACGACTGAGGACACCATGACCACGAAGAAGAAGGGGCATCTGACGCCCCGCGCAAAGCAGCTCCTGGACTACCTCCAGCAGACCGGCCACGTCTCGTCCCGTGAGGCGATGATCGACCTTGATATGGCAGGCGGCACGCTGACCCGCCGTATCACCGAACTCCGCGACGCGGGCTACACGGTCGAAGGGGAAGCCAAGGAGCATCCCGTCACCCGCCGCCGCTACACGCGCTATCACTATGCCGTAGAGGCTCAGTGACCGGGACCCTCGTGAACTACTGGTTCTCCTGGATCACGGATTTAGTCCGCATGGTTCGGGGGGCACTGGACGACGCACGAATGGCGCGAATGGGCCGCCAAGGTAGCCGCGAAAGAGGGCCTACAATATGAAGTCTTGTACGACTTCGACCGGGCCGTCCGCTCGGGCTACCATCCGTCCATCGCCGCCCGCAACGCCCTTTATGATTGGGATATCTGATGGCAACCGCCAGCACCCCAAAGACCTCAACGGCCGCTAAGGCCCCCGAGGCAACCGAAACGCCCGAACAGCGCCTCACGGCCGCCGTTACCGCGCTGCTCGAAATCGCCAAGCCCTTGGCCGACCTCAATCAGGTCGATGTGGGCGACTACCGCCTCCAGTTCGCTGGGGGCGTGCTGCTCTCCATGAGCCACCGCTGACCCTGAGGGGCTGGACGTTACCGAAAGTGACTGCCAGCCCCTTAGTTTTCACCTATTTGCGGAACGTGCCCTTCTCACACCAAAAGCGGATGGGCTCTTGCCCTTCGTTCAGGGACCGTAGGTTCGCCATGAAGACCTTGGCGGCATAGGCGCAATTTTCTTGATTGTACTTACCCGTACCAGAGCCCGCATCGTCAGCGTCGAAGGTCGCCCAGTGGATACGCATGGACGCATCCGCAGCGGAGTTCCGGTAGAGAGTATAGGTGGGTGATCCCTGACCGCAGGCACTCAGCGCCCCAAAGGCCGCAAGGGCCCAAAGTCGCCTCACTGGTCGAGATACTTCACGACGATCAGCCGCGTAGTGGTCCTGTTGACGACCCGACCGGACCCAACGGCCGTAACGCCCCCTCCGTTCGCAAAGGCGTTGTGGATCGTAGAGACCCCGGCCGCCTGCGTATCAGCCCCGGCGACGATCACCGCGTTCCCTCCGACCTCCAGGACCTTCTTGGCTACCGCCTTGGACCCAATGGCGCTTCCGTCGAACTTCCGGTCCTTCCGGGCATCGGTCAGTATCCCAAGGACCTGAAAGCGCCTTGCCGGTGCTCCAGTCGTCCAGAAGTCCACGCCGTGCTCTTGGACCTTGGTGCCCCCTTGGCCTTCCTGGACAGCGTCACGGCCCTCATAGGCCGCATAGTCCTGTTTGGCCTCAGCGGCGCTTGTAGCCACGCTCAGCGCCAATGCGACCACAACGGTCTTCCACATCATGAGCTTAGGTCCCCTGTGTCCTGAGCGCACAATCTGGCCCTTCTCAGGGCTTTACGCAACTGACCGGGCTTCCGGTGGCCTCAGCGGGCTTTTGCATCCTTTCACCGCTGGGACCTCCTGAACCCCGATAGCCACCCTTGCACCACCCCAGCTCGGTTCGATCCCGAGGACACACGCGACAGCCCAAATCTGGAGGGCCTGGCGGGGGCTTGTGAGTGGCTACTTCTCAACACTGGAAAACCTATGGCCCGCGCTGCGACCATCTGGGTCCTCACCAATCAAGGTGGGGCCGAGCCCTCCCATGCCTTCACTGTGAAGCACGAGCTTATCTCTCACATGCGCCGCTTTGCTGACGGGCTCAAAGGGCGCAACGTATTCCGCCTCGGCGATGGGGGCGGGGCAGCCCATCCCGTCTATTCGTGGCCTGCCTCCGAGTTCCTGGTGGCCAATGGCTGAGGATCGTCCAAAAGACACCTCGGCCTTCCTACGCCACGAGTCCTGTCCCGCCTGCGGCTCCCGCGACAACTTGGCTCGCTACGCCTCCGGGCGCGGATGGTGCCACGGCTGCGGCCACTTCGAGCCCCCGGACGACGACACGGGCGCATCCTACTCTTCTACGACCCCAAGGCCCCCACGATTGTTTAACCCCATCCAAGGCGAGTTCCGCACGATCGCCAACTCGTACGGCATCGACGAGAAGACGTGTCGCGCCCTCGGCATCAAAGTGCTCCCCTGGGCCGTAACGCTTCTCGATGAGGACCGAAACGAGGTCCAGCTCAACCGCAAGGCCTGTCTGTCCTTCGACTACCACGCGCCCAAAGGCGGCCTGTGGGGCCAGAAGATACGCTACAAGCTCAGCGACGACGATGCGGCCACCTTCGGCAAGGACAAGACCTTCTCGTTCCCGCACGCTGAGGGCAAGCCGCCCCTGTGGCTCCAGCACCTTTGGGGCGCGGGATGCGACACCCGGAACCTCGTAGTCTGGGAAGGCGAGGGGGACTGCGCGGCGTACTATCAGGTCACGGGCGGCAAGTACCCAACCGTCTCGATCCCTACCGGCGCCAAGGGGTGCGAGGGGCCGCTCCGTGATGCCTATGAGTTCCTCAGCCGCTTCGACAAGGTCGTCATCATCTTTGACGGTGACGAGACGGGGCGCGAGTGGGCCCAGAAGGCCGCAGCGATCCTTCCGCCCGGCAAGGCCTACATAGGCGAGGTCCAGGGGCACAAGGATGCCCGAACGGCCCTTATGGCCGGTGAAGTCAAGGCGATCACCAATGCCTTCTTCAACGCTGAGCCCTACCGCCCAGATGGCATCTTCCGGGTCCGCGACCTGATCGAGGAGGCCCGCAAGCCCGTCGTCATGGGGATGCCTTGGTGGAGCGATACGCTGACCAAGTGGACCTTTGGGCGCCGTCCGGGCGAACTGTACACGCTGGGCGCTGGAAACTCGATCGGCAAGACCGACTGGACCACCCAGTCAATCAGCTACGACGCGCTGACTCTGGGCGTGATGACGGCGGTTATCTATCTGGAACAGCCGCCCGTCGAGACCTTGAAGCGCCTTGCGGGCAAGTTCGCCGGGAAGCCCTTCCATATTCCCATGGAGGCCTTGGAGGGCGAGGACCGCTACACCCAAGAGGAACTCGACGCCGCGCTAGACGCTCTAGAGGCCTCCCCGAACCTCATCTTCGCAGGGAACTTCGCGTCTACCGAATGGTCCGAAGTGGCCGACAAGATACGCTACCTCGTCATCGCTGAGGGGGTGCGTGTTGTCTATCTCGACAACCTTACGGCCCTCGTGGATGTGAGTAAGGAGCGGGAGTCGGTCGAGACGATCATCAAGGAGATGGCGCTCCTCTGCCAAGAGCTGCAAATCAACATCATCCTCCTCTGCCACCTCGCGACCCCTGAGGGCAAAAGCCACGAAGAGGGCGGGCACGTAAGCCTGAAGCACTTCAAGGGCTCTCGGGCCATGGGCGCTTGGCCGCACTACGCCTTCGGGCTGGAGCGCAACACGCAGCACGAGGACCCAGTTATGCGGAACTACTCGACCTTCCGGGTCGTGAAGGACCGCTACACCGGCCGCGCAAACGGCAACACCATGTGCCTCCACTTCGAGCGGGACACGGGACAACTCGTCGAGTGCGACTTCCCGGTCCAAGACGAGGGCGGCGCGAGCTTTGAGCCCTACACGGGCACCGACTTCTAAGAACCCACACCATGCAAATCCCAACGGCCTATGCGGCCACCCTTGCGGCTGTCCGTGAGGTGTTTCCGGGCGCCCTTCTCGCAGGCGGCGCCCTCCGTGACCTCGATAACGACAGGCCCGTAAAGGACCTCGACATCTTCGCTCCGGACGTGCCGGACCTCGACATCCTGCGAGCCCGTGCAGCCCTTCTAGCCCCGAACTGCATCGTAGGCGTCATGGGCGGCTATGAGAGCTGGGCGACCGAAGAGTGCGTCGGGGTCCTGGACATCGACATTCCGGGCCTCACGCCCTTCCAGCTCATTGGGCTCCGTTCGGGCCCTGAGACCATCCTCCCGCGCCTCGACTTCGGCATCTGCCGTATCGGGTTCGACGGTGCCGAGGTGATCCGCACGGACGAATATCTCGCCGACCAGGCCACTCAGTCCTTCACGCTCTTGCGGTGCGACGACAGCGCTCAGCGCGAACGGAGCCTGAAGCGCTTTGAGCGCCTGAGCGAGAAGTATGTCGGTTGGTCACTGCTCGACCCTGACGCGGACCCTCTCGTCCTCCCGTGACCCTCAACACTCTCGACCTGTTCGCGGGCATCGGGGGCTTCTCGCTCGGACTAGAGCGTACGAGGGGCTTCCGCACCGCAGCTTTCTGCGAAATCGACCCTGACGCCACCCGCGTCCTCAACAAGAACTGGCCCAGCGTCCCGGTCTATCCGGATGTTTCGGCCCTCAACAAGGAACGGCTGGATGCAGATGGCATCACAATCGACGCCATCACAGGCGGCTTCCCCTGCCAAGATATCAGCTTCGCCCGCACAGGCTCCGGAAAGGGGCTTGGAGAGGCTTTGGGCGGTGCCCGGAGCGGACTGTGGTTCGAGTACCGGCGCCTTGTCGAAGAGCTTGAGCCCTCGTTCGTCGTCATCGAAAACGTCTCTGCCTTGCGCACTCGCGGACTGGATGTTGTCCTCGGCGGGCTCGATGCGCTCGGGTATGATGCGGAATGGCATTGTATCCCGGCTGGAGCCGTTGGCGCTCCTCAACGCCGGGACCGGGTGTGGGTCATTGCCTACGCCCGCCGCACGGGACTCGAAGGACCTATCGTCCGCAGGGGTTCCTTACCCCTCACAACTCCGCCGCAACTCGCCCAGCTTGGCAACCTTGCTGTACAAAGCGGGCCTGAGTGGGCCGCTCATCCCGGCGACATACGAATGGGCGATGGGCTTTCCTATGGGTCACACAGCCTCAAGCAGTGTGGCAACGCAGTCGTCCCCCAAATCCCCGAATTGATCGGCCGCGCGATCCTTCAGGCCCTTTCCGGCCGCTGAGCGACGCCGCCTGACCCACTAGCCTCCAGCGAGAGGCCCCAAGGACCCTAATTGATTACCCCGTACCGTCCCGCTCTCGCCAAGGGGGTTGCGGACTGGTCTTCGCGCATCCTGTGCGGGGACTATGTCTCTGATATCGAGACCAACGGCCTCTTAGATGCTGTAACTACCATTCATTGTGCGGTGCTGATTGACGCTGAGACCGAAGAGGTCCTCGACTTCGAGCCGCACGAACTTCCTCTCTACTACCAGCTCTATCGCAAGATCGTAGCCGATGGCGGCCGGATCGTGGGCCACAATTTCATAGGCTACGACGCGGCAGTTATCGAGAAGCTTGCGGGCATAGCAATCCCCCCAGCCGACAATCTCGTCGATACGGTCAACCTCGCCAAGCTGGTCTTCAGCGACATCAAAGCCACCGACTTCCCCATGGCCAAAGCCTGGAAGGCCTGGAAGGCCAAGCTGGAAGCCCTGCTCGAAGGCTCAACGGCCCTAACGCCCCCTAAGGACCTCAAGGAGTTCCCCGGCCAATTCGTCGGAATGCACTCCCTCGAAGCCTGGGGCTACCGCCTAGGGACCGAGCGCAAGGGCGATTATTCCAAGGAAATGAAGGAACAGGGGCTCGACCCTTGGGCCTCCTGGAACCCGGCGATGCACGCCTACATGATCCAGGACGGGCGCGTTAACCTCGCGCTCTACCGGCACCTCATGTCCTTCGAGCCCTCGCCGCAAAGCGTGCTGCTCGAAATGCGCGTCCAGCGCCTGTGCTCGAAGATCGAGCGCAACGGCTGGCCCTTCGACGTGAAGGCCGCAGAGCGACTTTACGCCTCGCTATGCGCCGAACGCGAACAGTTGGCCCAGTCGCTCCGATCGCTCTTCCCTCCCTGGACGGTCCAGCTCGAAGACTTCATCCCCGCAAGGGACAATAAGACCAAGGGCTACAAAAAGGGCGTCCCGGTCGAGCGCTTCGAGACAATAGAATTCAATCCGTCGTCCCGCGACCACATCGCCGACCGTCTGAAGAGCAAGTACTCGTGGGTCCCTAAGGACGACGAGTACACGGACGGCGGAAAGCCCAAGATCGATGACGATGTGCTCAACCGTCTTCCCTATCCGGAGGCCAAAGCGCTCGCCCGCTACTTCCTCATCCAAAAACGCATCGGACAACTCGGCGAAGGCAATCAAGCCTGGCTGAAGCTCGTCTCAAAGGAGGGACTGATCCATGGACGGTACAACACTAACGGCACTGTCACGGGCCGTATGTCGCACTACAATCCCAACATCGCCCAAGTCCCCAGTGTGGGTGCGGCATTCGGACGGGACTGTCGAGCGCTATTCACGGTCCCAACTGGCTGGGTCCAGGTAGGCGCTGACCAGGCCGGACTAGAGCTCCGCTGCCTGGGCTCATTCCTCGCTGCCTTCGACGGTGGCGCATATATCGACGTGGTCCTCAATGGCGACATCCATTGGGAGAACGCTAAGGCCCTCTTCGGCCTGCCAGACGACACCGTTCGCGACCCCCACGACGAACGGCACACCAAAATGCGGAACGTCGCCAAGACGTTCATTTACGCCTTCCTTTACGGGGCGGGTGACGGGAAGCTCGGCTCGATCGTGGGCAAGGGCAGGGTGGCCGGATCGAAACTCCGTGCCCGCTTCCTCGCCAAGTTCCCGGCGCTCGCAAAGCTCATCAAGGCCGTCCAGTCCGCTGCCCGCAAGGGGTGGCTGAAGGGCCTCGACGGGCGACAAATCCCTGTACGCTCCGAGCACGCGGCTCTTAATTCCCTTCTGCAATCGGCAGGCGCGGTCCTTTGCAAACAGTGGGTCGTTGCCGCCGAACAGGCGCTCATAGACGCTGGCCTACGCCACGGCTGGGACGCGGACTTCGTATTCCTTGGCCTTATCCATGACGAGGCTCAGTTGGCCGTCCGCAAGGGCCTCGAAGCCCAGGTGGAAGCCATCCTCGTCCAAGCCGCCCGTGAGGCTGGCAATCCGTTCCCTAGCTGGAGATGCCCAACCGATGGCGACACCAAAGTCGGCGCCAACTGGGCAGAATGTCACTGACATCCCAGACGAACTCCTCCCGGTCCTTCGCAGGGCCTGGGAGGCCCCCTTTACCACCCGATCGGACTTCGCCCGAGCCCATACCGAAGAGGTCGCTGTCGCGGCCTGCCTCGGGCTTTTGACGGTCCGTCACACCGCCCTTTCCTGGGGCCGAGCATGGAAAATCACTTCCCTCGGCCTACAGCACCTGGAGAACCTCCAATGCACATGATTAACATTCCGGCCGCTCAGGCCTCCAAGCTCCTCTCGCACGCTCAGGTTCTCTCGGTCAGCTTGGCCGCCCTGCGCCCCATCGACACCGATCAGCCCGAGCTGGCCCTTGGCATCGATCAGGCCCTCGACGAAACCATGGCCGAGCGCGACATCCACCTCCAGGCGATCGAAGCGTTCATGGACGAACGCGAAGACCTGAAGGCCGACATTCAGGACCTGGCCGCCACCGCGCTCGAAGCGTGTGAACTGGCGAAGCAGCTCCATGTCGAGAACCGAGCGATGGACGCAGCGTGCATGAGGGCCGCTGGGTTCGTACAGTCGCTTCGTGACCAGCTCGGCCGCATCGGCATCGCGTTCCACATCGCCCCCAGCGGCGAAGCGGCCATCTCGATCGACTTGCCCGCACTGTCCAACAGCGTCGAAGCGATCGTCGAGTCCTACGCGGGCTAAACACCGTGACTGCCTGGCTCTGTCGTATCGGACGGGCCCTAAAGCACCTACTGACCGACAAGGACAATCAGACCTATGCGCCCTCGCGGGTCTATTGGTGCCTAGCGGCCGTCACCCAAATCTTCCTGTCCATCTGGCATGTCGCCGTACAGGGCAAGGACTTCTCCTCCACTGACTTCGGAACCGGAATGGGCCTGATCCTCGCGGCTGGTGCTGCGGGCGTCTGGATGACCCGGAAGACCGAACCGGACGCCTAGCCCCCAAGGAGGGGCAATAACCATGGATGATATCGAGACGATTTGCGTGAATTCGTTCCGCAACTTCCACACTCGCGACTTCGATTACCTTTGCCTCTCCCGGACCCCGGAGCTGACCCGCAAGGTCTACTTCTTCGACGGGGACCTAGCGTCCCTTCCGGAACTGGTGATCCCCCACGACCATCGATACCCGTTCGTCACCACGGTCCTCTCAGGCGCCGTGAAGAACAAGACGTTCATGCGGATCGATCCGGCCAAGGCGAACCCCAAGGCCATTCAGGCCTATCTGGCCGATGGGCTCCGCGAGCTGCCCCGCTGGGACCGCTTCGAGTACATGACGCCGCTGAACGGTGGCAACGGGTTCCAGTGGGCCGGGGAGGACCTCCTCTTCGAGCACGCCCCGACATGGTCCTACACGCGCCACAAGCACTATCACTCCAGCGCCACGGACATCCACACGCTCGACATTCGCTGCGAGGGTACGGTCATCATGCTCGAACAGCTCGCCGACGAAGTCCCGCTCGACCAGCCGACAAACGCTTGGCGCCGTGCGGGCGATCGGACCCCACCGAACCTTAGCGGCCTCTACGACCGCATGACACCTGACCACGCCATGAAACGCATCGGTCAGTTCCTCGACCTCATTGGAAACCGCTGACCTCGTCGCGGCTTAGAAGGATTACCCAATCATGACCCTTATCAAGCTCGATCGGCCGGCGCTCGTCCTGCGCACCTGTAACGCCGACATGACCGCTCCGTTCGACGGCAAGTTCCTTTGGCCCACGGAAGGATACATCGAGGCCCCCGACTGGCGCGAAGACGCAGATTGCGGACACGGCCTCCACGGCGCCTTGTGGGGCGAGGGGGTCCGCAGGGCTGCTCAACTGGCAACCGGACGCGAAGTGGCTCGTGGTCGAAGTGGACCACTATGTGGACCTCGGCGGCAAGGTGAAGTTCAAGGGCGGCACAGTCGTCCATACGGGCGATCAGGCCTCCGCGACCCAGTACATTCACGCATCGAAGCCCGGAAGCATCATCGGCCTAAAGGCCCTGGGCGGCAATCGCAGCACTCTGACGGGCGGCTATGGCAGCACTCTGCTCTTCAAGACCTACGACTACTCCACTGGCCGCTATCGCCGCAAAATGGTCGAAGTAGGTGAAGACGGTATCGAGGCCAATCGTCCGTACCGCATGAACGACGCGGGGCTCATTGTCCCCGCCTGACCCGACCGTCACCTCAACGACCCAAACGAACCCCAACGGGTCGTTCAGTTACTGCTTACACCATCTCGGCCGCGTCCTCGTGACCTCAGGTCCCTTCCTGCTCCAATCGGACGCAGAGCGCACCGGCCGCTCCTTCGCCAGCGACCCCATGAGCGTCCTGGACTTCTTCGACAGAAAGAACCCCAACACATGACCACCTTCGTTTACTCGCGCCCTCGCGTGGCGCTCGGCATCGCCGGTATCCCCTTCAGCTTCATCCGTGCGATGGCATCGGCCGCCATTGCCATTGCCCGACAGGGCGTCCAGGAACTGCGTGAGGACTTCGTCCCGGCCGTTCGCTACGTCCTGACCGGCAAGACCCACGCGACCGCCATCGTCGATCGTGCGGCCGAAGTCGTGGACGGCGTGGCCTCGAAGGTCGGGGCTGCCCGCTCGGCTGCGTTCAGCTTCTTCGAGCGCTACGTCCTGTACCGCCTCATCGCGGTCGTCTTCTTCATCGCCAGCCCGTTCGCTGCCCTGTTCGTCGCCTTCGACATCCTGAAGGAGGAGGACTTCTTCAGCGGCGTCGTCGCGGCCTATCGCGAACTCTGGGACGTGCTGAAGACCAACCGGCCGCTCGTCGGCTAATGGTCTCGTGGATCACCCGGCGCCTGCTCGGATACGTCTCCGCAGGCCTGGGGGTCCTCTTGCTCGCTTCGGTCGCTTTCGGCTGGCTCCAAACGGACCGGCTGAATGCGGCGAAGAGCACCATCACGTCCTTAACGGGCGAGGTGACGCTCCTAACCCAGCGTGTGAAGAGTGACGCCCAACTCATTGCCGTTCGGGATACCCTGATTGGCACTCAGAACCAAGCGGTCCTCGCGATGCAGAAAGCCGCTGACGCTGACCGAACGGCCTATCAGGCCCGTATCTTCGCCGCAGAGAAGCTCGCCAAGGTCCAACAGGGCCGAGCCGCCGACATCATGTCCCGCCAAGCCACCACTCAGGACGAGTTGGAACGGTCGCGGGAAGCCCTGCGCCTCATCCAGGAGATGGTTGGCGACGGGTCCTCAGCCACGCCATGAGCTGGTGGGAGGATCGCCCTCCCGAGCCCGGAACTCCCGGCCTCTATCCGGAGGATGGCGCCCAGGGCCGCTCGGTCTTTGGTGACGCCTTACGCCCCACCGGCATCCTCTCGGCCGATGGTTCCCGCATCTACCGCAAGCCAGCCTTCGGGTTCGGCGCCTGCGATGAATATGTCGTCCTGAGGGGCGACCCCTTCGACAAGGAATAGTCCCCATGAAAACCTATTTGATCCGCTTCGACAGCGAGAGCGGCGATCATATCAATATCGGCACATTCACGTCCCCGCAGGAGCCGTCGCAAGGCCAACTTGACCGGCTCGCACGTGCGGAACTGGCGGGCTACATCGACGACAATACGCTGTTCGGCTCATTCGACGTGACCGAGATAGGCGACACGGTCCTCCTGCCCCCTGCGGACATGGACGCCCTTCCACTGAAGAGGCTCTGATGTTCGATAAACCCAAGCCCTTTCGCGGGCCTCCAGGCTCCGAAACGACCTATGAGGTCCGCTACCGTTCAGGTCGCAAGCCCTTCCCGGACCGTGCAGCCGCTGACGCCTTCGCGGCCGATCAGCGCTCAACGCCCGAGGGGTGGGCCGAGGTCTCCCAGGTCATCAAGATCGTGGTGGACAAGCGGCGATGAGCGATGACAACAGAACGGACGGTGCCGAGCTGTATCGTAACGGTGACGCAGCGGCCCGCGAATGGTTCGAGCGTCAATGGTCCATCTGGCCCGCTCGGGCAGACTCCGCGAAGACCACGAACCTCAGTTTCCATCATGGCGGCGTCCAAGCCTTTCGTGAGGCCCATGACCGCGAACCGGCAATGAGCCGCAGCTTTCGCGACAATGTCGCATGGCTCGATCGGAAAACCCCATGAACGCGACCTTCGCGCCCCTAGTGGGCTTCAGCGTCCCCCCGGCCCCCAAGTCCAAATCGTGGCTTGTCCCGGCCGTCGCTATCGCAATGGGCCTCGCAGCCTGCGCAACGTCCCCAAAGGCCCTAGTGCCCGATCAGCCCCCACCGGCCGTTCAGGTCCTCGTGCCCATGCAAACCCCCTGCAAGGTCGAAAAGGTCGAGCCGTCGCCTTTGGTGACTGAGAGGCTCGGCGGGGCAGGGGGCGACCTCTACGAGGCCGTAAAGCGCATCTTGGCCGATCGGACCCTCCTCATCTCAGACCGCACCAAGCTCGTGGCCGCGAATAGCGACCCGTGCCCCGTCGCGTCCAAGGACACCAAGCCCAATGGCTGACGAAAACCCCACGCTGAACAAGCTGGCCGAGCTGTACCGCGAAGCTGACAACGACATCGACTGTATCGATGCGGAAGGCTTCGAGATTATCGAGGAAGGCGACTGGGAACAGGAGCATAAGGACCAGTACGCCTCGCACATCGTCAAGCTCGACGACCAGTACTTCTCGGTCAATGAGAGCCGCTCCGGGTCCTACCATACCGACTGGTATTACGGCGATACGGACATTGTGCCCGTCGATCGCCTGGAAGAAACCAAGGTGGTCGTCTCGTGGCCCTCGTCCGGCAAGGGCGTCACTGTCGCGGGCCGCTACTGAGTGATACTTTCCAACCCCACAACCCATCGCGGTTCCTGTCCGGGCTGCGGCTCGGCATGTAGCTGGCGCCAGTGCCCAGCCTGCGGAAGCCACGTCCCCCAATCCAAAGCGGCCTGACGCCGCCCTGAAGACCCTTTGACCAAACAGCTCCTTATCGACGCCGACTTTACCCTCTTCCAGGCCTGCTCGGCAGTTGAGAGGGAGTCGGTCTTCACGAACGAGGCGGGCGCTCCCGTCCACATCCTCCACTCTGACCGCGACGAAGCGATGAACGCCTTTAAGAGGGCCGTTCAGGGCTACATGGCCGACCTATGGGCCACTGAGGCCGTTCTCGTCTTCTCCGGTCCCAACAACTACCGCAAGGAACTCTGGGACGGCTACAAGGCCCACCGGAAGTCCACGCGCAAGCCGCTCTGCTATTGGTCCGTCATCGACGACCTCCGGACAGGCGGCGAGTACCGTGTCGTCTCTGAGGATTGCCTCGAAGGCGACGACTATATCGGCATCCTTGCCACCCGGCCCTCATCGGCCGATCGGATCATTGTGTCCGACGACAAGGACATGCAGACCTTGCCGGGCGTGAAGCTCTACAGAATGGGCAAGCTGATCGAGACGACCCACGAGAGCGCTGAGGCCTATTGGCTCCTTCAGACGCTCATGGGCGACAGCACGGACGGCTATAAGGGCTGTCCGGGCATGGGCGAGGTCTCAGCCAAGAAGGTCCTCAGCAAGCCCGGCGATCCCTGGGCGAACGTCGTGGCGGCCTACGAAGAGGCCTACCGCAAGGACAAAGACCCGGAGCACGCGAAGTTTCTCGGCCGATCGCCAGAGGAGCTTGCGCTCCTGAACGCGCGGCTGGCCCGCATCCTCCGACACACTGACTGGGACGGAACCGCACGGCAGCCGATCCTGTGGAGTCCTGATGCATGAATACCGTTGAGATACTGAAGGGCGCTAAGGCGCTATTGGAAACCAAGGGCTGGACCCAAGGCGCATATGCTCGTGGGAAGTCCGGGCGGGTCGTAAAACAGCCACGGAACGCTGTCTGTTTCTGCGGCATCGGCGCAATTTCCGTGGCGGCGGGGGGCAACACCGACGACGACCTAGGATACGACGCTTACAAGGCCCTTGAACGCATCGTAGGTAGCGGGTTCCCGCACTATAACGACGCCCCCGGCCGTACCAAGGAAGAGGTCCTCGCCGTCTTCGATAAGGCCATTGCGGCCGAGGAGGGGCGGGTAGATGCTGCCTAATGTCTATTACGTGAACCTCTATCCCACAGGTTCCCCAGGCAAGGGGGCTGCGTGGGCCTCTCGCGCTAAGGCCGACCTTGCCGCAATGGCCGATCGCACTTGCTGCGTCCGGGGCAGGGTGGCCCCACACCAAACCCATAAGGACCCCATGCCCATGGAAGAACTCAACACGACCAAGACGGTCGAAACGATCGCTCAGGCGCGATACGATACCCTGACGGTCATTGACCTCGGCGAGGCCCTTGCGCTCTCTCAGGTCGCTGAGGACGGCACGTTCCATAACGTGGTCATCGGCACCGACCAGGCCGAGGCGCTGGCGAAATTCATCATCAAGGTTCTCGGCTGAGTATGCTTTGCCCTACCTGTGATGCCGATTTGCGTAAGGACAATTGCTCATGCCTCCTCCGCCCGAGGCGGCCTTACGGCGGTCCTTCGCCCTTCAACACGGTGGCGTCCGATGTGCCTACCACAGTTAACCCCAAGGAACTCGCAGGCGCTAAGAAGCCCGCAACGTGGTCCGTAATGCCCCGATGGGTCGCATTGCTCGTCGGCCGCGTCATGTCCGTTGGGGCCGCGAAGTACGGCGCCTTCAACTTCCGGGACAGCCGGATCGCCGCGAGCACCTATCAGGACGCAATGGAGCGCCACGCGGCCCTGTGGTTCGACGGGGAGGACAACGACCCCGAGACGGGCGTGTCGCATCTGGCGTCTATCATGGCGAGCTGCACGCTCCTCTTAGACGCCCAGGAGAACGGCAAGCTGGACGACGATCGCCAGAAGACCGGCATGGTCCGGCGAGCTCTGGACAAGCTGGAAGGTCTACTCGTCTCTCTCCCTCTTCCGAAGAAACAAACAGCATGACCTACGACAACAGCGTCCCCGGCGTTGATCGCAAGGGGAATTGGATGCAGACGTACACGGGCCGGATGTTCTGGCCTGTGGACCCCCGCGCCGACGAAGTGCACATCCACGACATCGCCCATGCTCTTGCCAATGCCTGTCGCTTCGGCGGGCACTGCAAGCGCTTCTATAGCGTAGCGGAACATAGCGTCCTCTGCTCGTACCTAGTGCCTCAGGAGATGGCCCTCACGGCCCTTATGCACGATGCGACCGAGGCGTATGTCTGTGACATCCCCCGCCCCCTGAAGCCCTTCCTAGAGGGCTATGCGGCGATCGAACAGCGCGTATGGGAAGCCATCGCCGATCGGTACTCGCTGCCCTACCAGCTTCCAGCCGAGGTGAAGGAGGCGGATAACGCTATGCTCCTTGCCGAGCAACGCGACATCATGCTCCCTCCTCCGGCGCCGTGGTCCGTTCCGGGCTATCCCGCTATCTTTCGAGTGGTGGGCCTCAGTCCGGACGAAGCCGAAGGCCAGTTCCTTCAGCGCTTCGAGCAACTCGCAGGCCAAATCGACGGATTGCCGTATTGACTTTTCGACCCTTGGGGGCCCTCGGGCTCTCAGGGTCTTTTTTCGTTCAGGTTAACGATATGACAGTTGATGTGACCGGCGAATTTGTCCCATAGACACGGTTAGGGAGCCTAACGGCCCAAGCGTGCGTTGTGGGATCGCTCTTTACCCGAGGCCTTCCCGCGCCTCACGCGCTCTGGGTCCGGTGGGTTCCCTACGGGCGCAAAGGAAAGGGGGCCCGGATTGCAGCCCGGACCCCCCAGATGTTGTGTCTCCTTATGGGGGAGCGCTGGCTTGGTTTCCTAGGCCTCCAGCGTTCCCTTTTTACTTGAGCTAAGCATCTGCTCAAGATCAGCGGGCGTTAGAACTACTGTCTGAACCTCCCCGTCAGCTTCCTGAAACACCACGAATACTCCCTCGCCCATGTGGTGGGCTTCGCCGTCCAGCAAACTTACAGTATCCATTACCTCTTTACCCGATATGAGGCTCCTGCGGTGCTTTGCAGCAAGCACCCCAAGTGCCAGTTGTACCGGCCCGGAGACCGGCTCCTCTTCCTTTGCCTCCCAGCGACGGATTGTTCTTTCCGCGCTCTTCGGCTCCCCCAAGAGAAGGGCTTCCCCCAGCTCAGCCTGGGTCATCCCCAGTTGCAGCCTGAGCTGACGAACGTCACCTCCTACCATGGATGGGACATTCTGTCCTGTTCTTTTTTCTAGATGCGTCACCTCCTTAACCCCCGAAATGAGAACAGAGTGAGAACAAACCTCGTTTTTGTTTCTGTATCAAGCTCGTTCCCCCGTGCCCCTTTCGCGGCAAATTGATCGATATCAGCGTCTGTTGTCATTTGAAATCCAACAACGCAAGCCCTTGTTCCCGTTACGTTCCATAAAAACGAAACGCTATATACCGGCGTGAGGACAAATTGTCCGTTCAGCATCGGTCGTTTCGTCGGCCATCTTCGCGACATACAGCCGGTTAGGTGACTGACGACCTCAGGTGACAGAAAAACAGGGGCCGGAGCAAGGGGCATTGGGGCGCCACTTCCAGCCATTCGTCGCGCCATTGGCGTAACGCCACTGTGCGCCCCTAGAAGGCCTCAAGAACAGCTTGTCCTCTCCGACAGCTATCGCCCTCATACATATCGGTATCGCCGAGCGGCGCCTCATAGACCGCACTGTCGCCGCGAAGTGCCCTCAGGACTTTTCGCCCATTCGTTCCAGATAGGCTCCCCACGATCGTCGAGACCGCTAAGCCCGCTGCGCCACTGAACGCCCCTGCCTGGACCAATTCCCCTATGGTCATGCCGAACGCCTCCGCTTGATCGTATAGCTCCAATCGCGCGTTGAGCCGTCCACGGCCGATCGGTATCCCAGCGGCTTGCCTTCTGGTGACGGTTCGATGCGGCGGGCGGCGTTGAGGGCTTTACGGGCGGTTGGGTACTGAGCGACCGTTACGCCCCCTTCGAGTTCGTCTAGGACCGCGTACATGCGTCAGCCCCAAACCCCGGCGCCAGTATCTCAGCGCACTCCAAGAGCTCGACGAGCGTTACGGCCCACTTCGCCGCCTCTTCGTCCTTCCCGCACTGTTTGTACGCCTGGGCCTTTGCGAGCGCGTGGGCTATGGCTTTGCGGTCCATGTCAGCGACCCCCTCAGTTCGTGCTATCGAGTATGGGTTCCGGAGCGGCCTTCGAGCGCTGCAAGACGCTTTCCGCCATCCGCAGCTTCGACCAGGCAGCGAACAGGTCCAGCCGCGCACTCGACACCATCCGGGCGGCCTCAGGGGCCATTGCGGACAGATGGGGCAGCTCGGCACTGAGCGAGCGGTAGAGGGCCGAGAGTTCGGACTTGGAGGCGCGGGTGGTGGCGCGAGGGGCGGATAGAGCTGGAGGGGCGGAGCGGGGCTTTAGGATCGATTGGAGCATCATTTGTCGAGTGTCCTTCATTGTTGAGTGTTGCTGATTGTGTATTATTCGGACGTGCGAAGTTGCTTGGCGCAGACGCTTAAGTCGTCAGTTCCGTGAGGAGCTCATCGTCCGACAGCTTGTCCAAGCCGTCCTCGACATTCATTGCCTTGATCGCCGCCATGCAGGCCTTGCGGTGCTTCACGAACTTGCGACAGGTAGCGCCCTTGGTCAGCGCGAGGCCCACGTCGCATAGGTCCAAGTCAGCAGCGATCTGGGCAAAGGTGGCATCACGGTTCGAGGCGGCGACAGGTGCCAACTCAGCGACCTCTTCGACCTCAACGGGCCGCTTGATCGGCGCCACGGCCACGCAATCGCCCATGGTGATTTCGACCCAGACCGACAGGTCCGCATTGGCGTAGGTGTAGATGCGCCGGACCTGAGTGACCTCGTGCAGCGCCATGCCGTGCTCAGCCAGCCAGGCCTTAGCGTCCGAGAGGAACTTGAAGGTCTTGAGGCCGTCTTGGGGGCGATCGGTGGTCATCTCAGCGTCCTTACGTTTGGCGATGCTTGCCGTCTGTAGACGCTCTATGAACCCCAATGTTCCCGTTCGTCAACCCTCCACAATCAGCAACTGATAAATAATTTGCGGAGAGGCTAATCGTCCCACCCGTTCTCTCGGGCCCATGCGTACCTAGCGGCCCATTGGTCAGCTCTACGGGCCTCACGCGCCTTCTCGCGTCTGTCCGCCTCTGCACGGGCCTTCACGGCCGCTATGATCTTGTCGTACCGCCCATCGTCCTCTGCGGCCCGTCTCGCCGCCTTCCGCCGCTCAGAGCGGACAGCATGAAACCAACCGGCTATGAGTTCTTCCGAGTCGCTAGGCATCTGCGGGGCTTAAGGGCGTTGCGGGCTTGTAGGACAGAGCGGGACGAGGAGGATGATGGTGGGGCGTATCGGGCTTATTGCCGCTATGGGGCTTCTCGCTGCGTCATGCGGCTCGACGGAGCCTGAGGCATCGACCCAATCCCGTCCTCTGCCCACAGAAGGCTTGGAGGTCTTCGCGTCTTGTGGGCGCTCTGAGGGCCATGCGTACTATGTGCACCCAAAGAGCGCTGAGGGCTGGACAGACGATCCGGTCAGCAGAGGCAAGACGGCCTTCGGGATCGACCAGGGCGGCAAGCTCCACATAGTCCAGCTTAGTGCCACCGGACGCGCTGTCGATGTCGAAGAGGACGGGGCGGTCATTTCGGTCGCTAGGCTCGATCCGTCGCGGAAAGAGCTTGTGGCCTCTGCGGTCTACGAGGGCGCTGGGGTCGTCGAGTCCTTTATGGTGACGCACGATGCCAAGGGCGGCCTTGTGCTCTTATGGACGCTCGTGAGGGATGGTGAGGGCGCCGGGATCGTTAAGGGCGGATCGTACTTATCGCGCTGTGAGGGCTGAAGGGCTTCGAGTTATCGTTTATCGATATTCTCCCTGCCTCTTATCGATTACACGTGTAGTCATTCCCGGACCGCTCTACCGGCCGCCCCCGCCAGCGCCCTTCAGCCCCTCGCGTTGGCTTCTGCATCCAGTGACGCGCCGCAGTTATCCGCCATTCCTGCGATGGTGGGGGACGGATAGGTGGGGTAAATGTCCCCCATTCCGGGGCAATGAGGGCCATTCGAGGCCAATGTCCCGCATCGCCACCGATCGGCGCTGAGTGGGCAGTAGGCACGTATGGCAGCGGCCCGAGCTGGGAGGGGAGGGGGCGCTCTAAGTCACGGCAATCCCTAGAGAAATGCCGGATGTCTCTGGGTCCCCTCCAGTCTCCACCGTGGTCCCAATCGCCGCTCGGCGGGTCCAATTCGCAACTGGCGGCTTCGCTGCGACGGCCATAATTTTGCCTCGGACTCTGCCTTCAACCACCCGATTATTTTTGGGTCCCATGAAGCCCCTTTAGGTTCCATGCCGGACCTAAAAGTCCCTCTCCGCAACCATCCGCCCCTTCAATCGGACAGAGGGACCCGTATGGGACCAAGGGCTCCAGAAAATGGCGGAAAACAGCCATTCTTGCATTAGTGCTGAGTATAGGACAAACCTCCACAATCAGCGACCATCCACAGACCCTTTAAGCCCCCTATAGGTCCCTTTAAGCCCCTTAAAGTCACTTACAGATATTAATCTTAGTTAATCTATAGAATGATACGTTAAGTCACTTAAAGCCCCTTAAGGCCCTCATAGCCCTTGAAGCTTCCTCGCGCCCCCAGTGAGTGACAGAGACGGATGGGTCCACCCTTTTTAGAAAACAGATGCTCGCCATAGATGCGAGCCGTCCTATCAGCGCCCTCAGGGGCCACACGTCACGAAATGCCCCTAGAGACCGCACAGTACATCCATCAGCTCAACCCGGCGAACCCGGCAAGCGCTGACCGCCTCCAGCAAGGCGACGACCATATCCGAATGGTCAAATCGGCCCTCAAGGCCACCTTCCCGAAGATCGATGCGCCGCTCGATGCAAGCGCCGAGTTCCTGAACAAAACCGTTCCGGCTGGCTTGGTGCCCTTCGGCATCATCACACTCTTCTTCGGCGATACGGCCCCCACGGGCTGGGCCATCTGCAATGGTCAGACGGTCGAGAAGTCGGACGGGACGGGCAATGTGGTCCTTCCGGACCTTAGGGGCCGCGTTGGCGTAGGTGTGTCCGATAAGCACGCCAAGGGCTCCACCTGGGGCCAAGAGTCGCGCACCGTGACTTCCGAGGCTGGCGGCGCTCATACCCATGCGGCCTCTTCGGGTGCTGCGGGTTCCCATAGCCACGGTGGGTCCACGGCGGGCCATAGCCTTACGGCGGCCCAGAATGGCCCCCACCGCCACTATGAGTTCGCTAACGCCACCGGGGGGTATGACAATCTCCAGAACAATGGCGAGGCGGCCCCCAACCGTGGCGGGGGCGGCTCTTCGTCCGGCGCGTCCTACAACATCGGCCAGAGCGGAGGCGAGGCGACCATTGGCCGCTCCAGCCAGTCTGGCTCCGGCGAGGCACACGCCCACGGTATTGGGGCGGACGGCCAGCACTCCCACGACATCACCGTAACCGATGCAACAGGCCATACCCACGCCGTCACGGTTGAAGTGAGCCAGCCGTCGCTTGCCTTGCACTACATTATGAAAATCTAATTATGCCAACTTTCCCGGTTCGGGGTCTGGGCTCCACCGGGATAATCACGGACGCCTTCCCCTCGGACGTAGAGAACATCGGGTCCTTTACGGGCGGAGTGAATGTCCGGTTCAAGAATGGTCGAGCATCGCGAGGGCCCGTATGTCGGACCGCCGCCACGCTCCCGCATGAACCAGGCCACATTTTCACCATTCCCCCCGGCGCCAGCGGTTACGACGAGGTCATCTCGATCGCAGAGGACTTCGGGTCCATCAAGCGCATGAACGGCACCACCTTTGAGGATTTGACCCCAGAGGGCCACACTGCCGTTGAGGGCAATCAGGCCTTCACGTCCAGCTTCCTGGGCGGGGTGGCCTACCTGAACCGAGAGACGCACGCTCCGGTGTACAAGGCGCCGAACGGCGACCGCTTCGCCACCATACCCGGCTGGAACTCCGACGACCGCTGTAAGGTCTTGAGGGCCTATAAGGACCAGCTCATCGCCCTCGGGGTGACGAAGGCGGGCGCGTATCGCCCTACCATGGTGAAATGGTCAGACTTCGCGTTCTTTGGGGCGCCCCCCGAGTCCTGGGACCCAACTTCAACGACCAACTCAGCAGGAGAGAATATCGTCAACGAGATGCGTCACGCGATTGTCGATGGCATGAGCCTCCGTGATAGCTTCGTGCTCTACTGCACCAGTTCCGTATGGCTCATGGACTATGTGGGCGGTAACGAGATATTCACGTTCCGGAAGCTTTTCGACGAAGTCGGCGTCATCAACCCGAACTGCGTGGTTCAGGTAGGCGGACTCCACTACGTCTTCGACCGGAATGACATATACGTCCATGACGGAGTATCCCCAAAATCGATCGCCGATGGGCGGGTCAAGGAGTTCGTCTTCGACGCTCTAGACTTCAGCCGCACACACCTCTGTTTCGTGCAGCATGACGCAAAGCTGACTGAAGTTCGCTTCACGTACGCGTCGGGCGACCGCTTCGTAGGGTTCCAGAACCCAACCACGGGATGCAATCGCCAAGCGGTTTACAATTATAGCAACAACACCTGGACGTTTTACGATGTCCCGAATGTCGTGAGCTGTACGAAGGCCGCCCTTATTACCGGCGCCACGTGGGCCGATGATACCGAGGCCACCTTCGATGACGCAGGCGGTCTCTGGATCAGCGCGGACGGAGATGAGGACCAACATTGCCTTCTAGCCAGCCGGTCCGACCAGCGCCTAGGTCTCGCAACTCCGCGCATCTTCGGATTTGAAGGTGTTGCAGACGCCCGCATGACACTACCTATCGCGGCGGACACCTTCCGCCCTGCGGTCTTGGAGCGCATCGGGATCGACCTAGACGCTCAGGGAAAAAACCTGACGCAATACACGTACCTCCAGGCCATCTGGCCCCAAATGAGCGCAACGCGCCCCACGGATTGCTTCTGGCAATTCGGCGCCACGGACATTGGCAACACAGAGCCGCTATGGAGCGCTCCGTGGACCTTCGACCCGGCGACCGAGACGAAAATCGACATCAACGAGGCCGGAAAGTACCTCGGTTATCGGTTCCAGTGTGACGGCGTATCGGACTTTCAGCTCGCAGGCTTTGACGTGCAACTCGTTACCCGAGGTCGCCGATGATGGCCGGTAAGCTGACCCCGTATCAACGGTCCATACGCCCGACGCTACCCGAGAGCTTGGGCCAATATATTGACGCCGAGTTCCAAAAGATCGCGGTGGCGACATCCAACATCGTTCAGGCCCTTGCGTCCCTTGAGGCGCGAGTGGCGGCCCTAGAGCCAAAGTAACACACCAAGGATTTAACGAATGGGCCTGTTTAGCGGCTCTTCGACCACGAAGAAAACCGAGACGTTCGACACTGGCCCCAGTTCGTTCCAGTCCCCCTACCTGAAGCAGGCTTTCAACAGCGCTCAGGACATCTATAACAAGCAGGCCGGTACGCCCTATTATCAGGGCCAGACGTACGCAGGGATGAGCCAAGAGGCGAAAGACGCCTTAGCGAAGCTCAAGTCCTATGCGTCCACGACCGGCCTGAATACCGCCGACCAGCTTAACGGCCTCGGCTCGCAGATGGCGGGCTATGGGGCCAAAGCTGGCTCGACGATCGACCAGTACCTAGCGATGGCCGGGCAGGACCCGACGCAGTCGAATATCGACGCGGCCAACAAGTACGCAGCGAACCCTTACGTGGACGCGATGATCGACGCGAACTCTCGCGACGTGACCCGCAACCTGACGGAGGACACGCTCCCCAGCATCGACCGTGCAGCGTCCGGGACCGGCAACATCAACTCCTCGCGAGCTGGCGTGGCGGCCGGTATCGCCCGTCGCGGCGCTGAGGACCGTATCGCTGACATCTCGGCATCGATCCGAGGCAATGCGTACAATCAGGGCCTCAGCATGGCCCAGCAGGACCGCGCCCAGAACCTCTCGGCTTTGGGCAGCGCGGCTAACGCTTACGGTAACCTCGCGAACTCGGGCGTCAACGCATTGGGCCAGGCGTCCAACGCGGCCTACGGTGCCTACGACGCCATCAACAAGGCGAACTCGACGGAACAGGCTGACCGCCAGGGCGGGCTTACGGCCGACTTCCAGAAGTGGCTGGGAGAGGACACCCGCGCAAGCGACGTTCTGTCCCGCTACATGAACACTATCGGCTCCAATTCGTGGGGCTCCTCGGGGACCAGCTCCGGGACCACGAAGACGAAGGAGTCACAGAGCATTCTAAGCCAGATCATGGGTGCGGCCGCGACCGCTGGTAGCATTTACGCAGGGCTCTGAAGTGTACGACCCCAATATCCCAACGGGCTCCCCGCTAAGCCCCTTCAAGCGGGCGAGTGTTTACTCAACGCCTCCCATTCGGGGAGATGAACTGGACGATATGCCTAACGTTGACGCTGGTTCAGCCCGATCGACGGGGATTGCGCTCCCCATCGCACCGCCGTCTAAGAAGCGGCCGACAATGTGGGACAAAGAGCACATCTCGGAAACCCTAGCCCAGATCGGCGCCGGGTTCTTCGCTGGTCGGAACTTCGGGGACGGCCTCGGCAACGCCGCTCAAGCAATCGCAGGCCGCAACCGGGACCTACGGGCCGAGCAGGCCAAGTCGGTCTCCTACGGCGGCCCGAACGATCAATTCGAGATCACCCAGGACGCTTACGGAAACCGCACGGTCCGCGAGGTCCCTGAGTTCCGAGCCGCCAACGAACGCGCTGCGAAGGCCAAGAACGCCCCGTCCGCTACGGATGTGGCCGACATGCGCTCTCGGGCCCTGTACGCTATCGCAACTCAGGTCCCACCCGAGCAGCGCCAAGCGGCCTATCAGCGGCTTCTAGCTAACCCTCAGCAATTCGGCGTCGATACGACCGGAATGCCAGCCCAGTGGGACGACCAGTACGGCACCATGGGCGGTATGATGGGCCTCAACGTAAATCAGAGCCTGACGCAGGAGCGAGCCAATCAGGTTGCTCAGGATGCCATGCGGCACCGCCAAGTCCAAGAGTCCCAAGGTGCTCAGCGGATCGAGCAGGGCGCCCAGCGTGTCCAGCAAGGCGCCGCACGGGTGGCCCAGGGTGCCGCACGTCTCGCCAAGGCCCCACCGTCCGGAGGTGCCCGCAAGGGATACTCAAAGGTCAACTCGAAGGCCGAATATGACGCCCTCCCGAGGGGCTCCAAGTACATAGCGCCCGATGGGTCGCAAAGGATCAAGGGCTAATGGCCGAAGAAAATTGGTGGGCTGGCGACTCTTTCGCAACCGCCGCCGCCGCTAAGGGATCGGGCCAGCCGACCGGCCGCGCCAAGACGACCCCCCAAGACATGCAGATGTTGCGGGACTCTACGGCTAAGGCCGAAGCAGAACGCAACGCACGCCGTGACTATGCTTCTACTCGCCGCGCAGTGCTGGATATGCGGACGAAGCCCTCCAAGGCCCGTTACCTAGACGCCATCACGCCGGAACAGGATGGCGGCGTCATGGACACCATAGGGGGCATCCTAGGCACCCCACTCCGCTGGTTCGTCTCCGACAAGACAATGAATGCCCGTGACCAGCTAAAGACTCTTGGGGCCCAAACGGCCTTGAAGGGGTCACAGATGATGAAGGGCGCGTCGTCCGATAAGGATACGGCGCTCATGCGTACCGCAGGCGTCAGCGACTATAAGGGCGTACAGGAAAATCTCCGCATCCTGCGGGAAGCCGAGCGATCCAGCGCGATTGAACAGCACCGCGCGACCTTAAAGGCCAAGTGGATCGGGCGGTTTGGAAGCATCTCCGCCCCCGCCCCGAGCGGCGTTACCTATGAAGAAGCTGCGGCCCGCCAAGAGGCCATGGTCAATAAGGCAATGGACATCCGCGAGCGCGGCATACCCAAGCCGCCGCCCAGTTCCAACCGCCGAGCCACACCCGGCCGCACAGTAATAGATATGAACGGAAAACCGATCCGATGAGCATTACCGTACGCCTGCCCAACGGCAGCGAGGTCGATGTACAGACCGACGACCCCAAGCAGGCGGCGGAAGCAGCTCGGAAGCACTGGCAAGCCACGCAAGGAGCAGCGCCAGCGGAGGACGTTACCGGCCCCCGCAAGCCCCGAACGGCCCTTCAGACCGCTGGCGACTTCCTTGGGGACACGATAGACAACGTCCTGCCCAACTGGGGCGATGAGGTCGCAGCGATCCCCGACGCCGCCAAAGCGCTCTTCAAGGGCCAGGATGTCGGCGAAGCGTTCGACAAGGGCCGCCACGAGTTCAAGGCCAATCAGGCCCAGTATGACGAAGAGCACCCGTGGCTTGCCTGGGGATCGACTCTAACTGGCCTAGGAGCCTCACTGGCGCTCCCTGCGGGCCGTCTGGTCTCTGGGGCCGGGATGGCAGCTAAAGTCGCTCATGGGGCCGCTGTGGGCGCTGGGTACGGCGCTGTGGCCGGTGCGGGCGAGGGCGAAACCTTAGCCGATCGCGCCGCCAACGCAGGAACCGGGCTTGCCGCAGGGGCGGCCCTAGGCGGCATGGCATCACCTCTCGCTGAGGGGGCAGTCCGTCTTGGCCGAAGCATTCGCCAGAACGTACCCGGCGTGGACAGCGCGGTCCGCACGATCGCCAACGTCCCCCGTGCCGTCATGCGCCGCCCACTCGTGCAGCCCGGCGAACGGGCACGAGAACAGGCGGACCGGATGATGTCCCGCGAGATGAACCGGGGCAATATCCAGGAAGGTATGGGCCAACAGGGTGCCCCAGCCAATCCGACAAACCTCCTCAACGAGATGGACCGCCGACAGGCCATGGGCGTACCAGCGATGCCTGCGGACCTTACGGAAGGTATGCGCGGGATGACGAGTTGGGCTTCGCGAGGAGCAGGACCGGGACAAACCCTAGTCCGCAACGCCCTCGACGCCCGCAAGGCCACGGAGGCCAACCGCGTCCGCCAGCACATCACGGACACCTTCGGCCCGGCAACAAACCCGGTCCGTCAGGTCCAAGAGTATGGCGAGAGGGCCCGCCGAGATGCCGCCCCGATGTATCAGGAGGCCTACGCCCAGCCTGCGGTTGTGACCCCTGAAATGCGGGCGATCATGCAGACCCCCGCATTCCGTCAAGCTCTGCCCAACGCTGTCGAGAACATCGGCAACGCCATGCGCGATCCTGTCGCCATGGGCTTCCGTATCGACGACATGGGCAACGCAACGCCGGGCCCCTCGTTCACCACCGAAGCCTTCGACCAAGTCATCCGCGCCATGCGGGACAACGGCCGGGCAGCGGCGGACATTAACCCCGTGACGGGCCAAGTCGTGAACAACACGAACTCGGTGAACATCAACGCCCGTGCGGGCGACCTTCGCGAACAGCTCGCAGCGCACAACGGCGCCTATCGCGACGTGACGGCCATGTATGCTGACGAAATGGGGATGCGCGATGCCTTCCAGCGCGGACAGGACATTAAGAACCTGACCGGGCCCGAGATTGCAGAGCAGTTCCGTACGACGCCACAGGCCAACGCCCGCGAGGCATGGTCAGTCGGTGCCCGAACGTCCCTAGCGGACAGTGCGAGCGAGTATGGCGCCAAGTACCCAACGGGCGATACGGCCGCTATGGTTAGGAAGCTCCTGGGAGACGAGCCTAAGCAAGCCGCTATCGGGCAGATGACGGGCCGCCCGGATGCTGTGCGTGGCCTTCAGAACCGTTTGGAGGCAGAGCACCAAGGCAACATCCTCTGGAACGATGTACGGGGCAACTCGAAGACCGCCATGCGCGATCGGCTCGACGCTGACCTCGACGAGGCGGCGGGAGTACGTTCGCTCAGTAGTCTTACCCCCCGGGGTATGTTGGCGGCCGTGGTCAACCACATCGCGTCGGGCGCAACCTCACAGTTCCGCAATGACGTGAAGGAGCGCGTGGCTCAAGTAGCTACCGAGACGAACCCGGAGAACGTGGCGGACTTTATGGCCGCTATTGCCGATCGAGCACGACAGGACCGCGACTTCGCCGACCTTCTGCACCGCGCAGGCGTCATCGGTACCAAGGCCGCCGCTGTCAACGTGGCACCGCCAAAGCCAGACGACGACATGCAGCTCGGCTCTGACGGGACCCGCTGGCACCGTGGCGCGGACGGCATGATGTACAACGACGACGAGACCTTCGGGTACGATCCGAACAATGCCCACTAAGCCTACCGGGCGGCCTCGCGGTCGTCCGAAGGGAGCGCGAAACGTCCCCGCCATCTCGGAGTTTGTTGCGGAAAGCCTCACTCTCCCGGACACAGAGTTGCCCAAACGCGCCAAGCGCGGCGCGGGTATCTGGGCGAACATGACGCCTGAGGAGCGCTCAGCACACTCCGCGAAGATACGGGCCAAAATCGGCCCAGATCGCAAAGGCGGAAAGCCTCACGGGGTCCCGAGGCGGATGACTGTAGCTCAGTATGAAGCCCACCAAGCCGCCCAAAAACCCATCATTGCCAAGATACTGAAGAAGATGAGCGACAAAGGACAGCTCCCCGACGACCCCAGGGCCGTTGAAGCCCTTTCGGAGGCCATGACGGTCCTTCGGGGGCCCCAAACCGCAAAGGACAAGATTGCAGCAGCCAGGCTCATCTTGGACTTCACCAAAGCCAAGCCGACCACCAAGGTCGAGCACACCGTCCGGACCGCTGAGGACATCCTCGACGAGATGGCAGAAGACGACTGACCCATATGGCCTCCGCGCCTCTCACAAAGGGGGACGCCGAGGCACGCCGCAAGGCAACCCGCAAGCGCCTCCTATCGGACTTCGAGTTCTACGCCCGCAAGGCGCTACGCATCCGAACCAAGGATGCGCAAATCGTCCCGTTCGTACTGAACCGTGCCCAACGCCGCTTCTTAGACATGGTCCTCGACCAGTGGCAGCGGACCGGCCGCATCCGGGTCGTCATCCTGAAGGCCCGCCAGCTCGGCCTGTCCACCGTGTGGGGCGGCTTCATGTATTGGTGGATAAGTCAGCATCGCGCCACCAAGGGAATTGTCGTCACGCACAAGGCAGAGGCGTCCACCGCACTGTTCGATATGACCAAGCGGTATCACTTGGAGATGCCGGACTTCCTGCGCCCATCGACCTCCAAGGCCAACGGGCGGGAGCTGAAGTTCGATAAGCTCGACAGCGGCTATATGATCGCTACGGCGGGCGCCGACACCGTAGGGCGCGGCGAGACCCTCCAGGTTGCCCACCTGTCCGAAGTGGGCTTGTGGCCGAAGGGCAAGGCCCGAGAAATCATGAACGGCCTTATGCAAGCAGTCCCCGATGTCGCCGATACGTTCGTCGCGATCGAGAGTACCGCTCGCGGCATGTCCGGCCCATTCTATGAGGCGTGGCGTGCGGCTGAGGATGGCTCCTCCGGATACCTCGCGTGCTTCCTGCCGTGGTTCGTGGACGAGAAGTACCGCGTGCCCGTCGATGAAGACTTCGAGAGGACGCCCGAAGAGGACGAGATGTGTCAGGCGGTCTACGAGGCCTATGGCGAGCATCTCGACGACGAACAGCTTATGTTCCGGCGCCGCAAGGTGGCCCAGGACGGCCCTGACCTGTTCAAGCAGGAATACCCGACCTTCCCGAAGGACGCTTTCCTGACCTCGGGTGCCCCGGTGTTTAATCTGGAGTACCTACACGAACAAATCGAAGCCGCGCCGGATATCAAGCATCGGATGGAATACGACCCCGTCACGGGGGACTTCTTGTCCGATCCGCGAGGCCGCCTCTTCATGTACCATGAGGTCGATCCGGCCGAAGAGTACACGATCGGCGCTGACGTGTCGAAAGGGACCGCTGAGGGCGACTATTCGGTCTCCTTGGTGCTCGACCGGAAGAAGCGAGTGGTGGGCGTATGGCGCGGCCAGGTCGATCCTGATTACTATGCGGCCATCCTGTATTCGTTGGGCAAGATGTACAATTGGGCTCGGCTCGCCGTCGAGTTCAACAATCACGGCATCCTGCCCAACACTCGGCTCTTTAAGGACCTTGGATACCCCAACCTCTATACTCGCGAGGTCTACGATAAGCAGACCGACGAGACCAAGGAGGAACTGGGCTTCTACACGGACGTAAAGACTCGGCCGCTCATCATTGACGAGTTGCGCCAGGCGGTCCGGGAGAAGGCCATCGAGCTCAACGACAAGACGCTCCTAGACGAGATGACTACCTTTATCGCCGACCCGAAGTCCGGGAAGATTGAGCACGAGGTGGGCTGTCACGACGACTGTGTCTTCGCCTTGGCAATCGCCAATCACATCCACGAAGGTTCCTGGGCCCCGATCGAGGCCGAAGATGACTTCTATTACGAAATGCAAGCATGACAACCAAACGCCGCGTCCTCACGGACGAGGAGTTACTCCAGGCCTGCCGCTCCAAGGCGGACTACGGCTCCCGCTTCGTGGACAGCACGCTCGCCCAAGAGCGCCGCGAGGTCACTGAGTACTATTTGGGCAAGAAGCCCGTCCCGTCCCGCGAGGGGGGCTCAAAGTTCGTCTCGCAGGACGTTTACCTCTCTGTCGAGACCATGAAGGCCGCAATTGTCGAGACCTTCGGCGCGGGCTCAAAGATCGTCTCGTTCGCCCCTCAGGGCGCCGAGGACCTAGCGCTCGCTAAGCATGCCACCGCGTACTGTGAGATGGTCGTGCACCGACAGAACAGCGGCTTGGAGGTCTTCCAAGACGTGGTTCACGACGCCCTGACGAACCGCGTTGGTATCGCCAAGGTCTACTGGGACAAGGCGGAAGAGGCGGTCGATTACCGCTTCACCGATCGCCCAGAAGAGGAAGTCCTCGCGCTTCTCTCTCAGCCAGGCGCCAGGCCTACGATGCGTCCAAAGCCCACTCCAGGTCCTAACGGCATCGTGTGGTCCGGGGAGTACGAGGTCGTCACTGACACGTCCCAAACGCGCATTGAGCCCATTCCGCCCGAAGAGTTCATCATTACCGGACGGACCCGGAAGCTCGATAAGGCGCCGTATGTAGCCCATCGCTACCGATCGACCCTCGGGGACTTGGTGGAGGACGGCTATGACGAAGACCTCGTCTACAGCATAACGGGGGGCGACGACGACTTCGACTTCGAGACGGAGCAGCTCCAGCGCGAACAGGACACCTCCACCGGCTTCCTGAGCGATGACGACGCCGTGGACGAAGCGGGCCGCATGGTCACGGTCCACGAGAGTTACATCCGGATCGACGCCGAGGGCAGGGGGCGCCAGCAGCTTTGGAAGGTCGTGCATGTCGGAGATACCCTCCTCGACAAGCAGAAGGTCTCCTCGCACCCGTTCGTCACCTACGTCCCTCAGCCGATACCGCACACGTTCTTCGGCAACAACTTCGCCGCCCGGACCATTCCGCACGCGAACACGAAGACCGTCCTGACCCGTGCGATCATCGAACAGGCCGTGGAGGCAACGCAACCGCGATGGCAAGTCGCCCGTGGTGGCGTAGCGAACCCACGAGAGCTGATCGACAACAGGCGAGGCGGCATCGTCAACGTGCGTTCGATCGCGGACAGCGTGGCCCCGTTGCCGCAAACGCCCATCAATCCGTTCGTCCTCCAGACGATCACGATGGTCGATAGCGACCGTGAGGATACGACCGGCATCTCCCGGCTATCCCAGGGTCTCGATAAGAAGGCGCTGAGCCATCAAAACAGCGCTGGGCTTGTCGAGCAGCTCACCACGAACAGTCAGACCCGTACGAAGGTCATCGCCCGCAACTTCGCGCTCCAATTCGTCAGCCAGCTATACCTGAAGGTCTATCAGCTCGCGATTGAGAACGAGACCCGCGAGCGGATGATCGAGATGGGTGGATCGTTCGTGGCCGTCACTCCGGCCGCATGGCGCTCCCGCAAGGACGTGGCGGTCGATATGACCCTCGGGTACGATGAGCGAGACACGCGCGTTTCGGAACTGGCAGACCTCGACAAGGCCCTATCGGCCAGTCCGCGCCTCAAGCGGGCATACGGCGAAGAGCAGGCCTATGCGGTCTATCGGGACGCATTGGAGCTGAAGGGCTTCAAGAACGCAGGGGAATACCTTGTGGACCCGAAGACCTTGGGCCCCGAACAGCCCGATCCGATGCAGCAAGCCGAACTGGCAAAGCTCCAGAAGGACACTGAGGTCGCTGAGCGCCAGATTGCACTGCGTGAGGGCCAAGTCCAGCGAGAGCAGGCCCGGAAGGATGCAGAAGCCGAATGGAAGCGCATCACCGGCCAGCACGATATGGCACTCAGTCAGCAGGAAGCCGACCGTAAGGACGCCGAAACGTCCAACCGGATCGATATCGGCCTCGCTGAGCTGGAACTCGCAGTAAACGCGGCCAACAGCGTCCTGCCGAAGAACGAGAAGTTCACGGCTATCGCATCGCCCAACAGCTAATGGAGCCTATGACCGAACTTCTCCTTTCCGAGGAAGAGGAGCGACAAGTCCAAGAGGGGGAGGCAGCGTCCTCCCTCCTCGACAGCCCCATCTACCTACTCGCTATCGAGAGGGTGCGCCGCCAATGCGTGGAAGGCATCCTCACTAGCAGACCAGAGCAAGCCGCCGAGCGCGAGCGTCTCTACAACCTTTCTCGTGGCCTGTCGGCCGTCACCGAAGAGCTTCTCGCCATTGCGGCGCTAGGCCAATCGACGCTCGATAATGCCACGCGACCCACCGCCGACGACGAAGTCCAGGACATTCCCGACTTCAACTCGGATTACTGAAAGAAACCCCGCACTTGTCCATCCCATCGGACGACAATGAAGCAGACATCGGCATGAGTGATAGCGACGCCGTCGCCGCGCTTGTAGCCGCTATGGCGCCCCCCAAGGGCTCCAAGACCCCCAACGCCGCCAAAGACGACGACGAGGACGAAGGCGACCACGAGGACGAAGAGGCCGACGAGGAACCCTCGGGCGACGGAGCCGACGAAGAAGACGAAGAGCCCTCGGAGGACGAGGAGGAAGACGGCGACGACGAAGGCAACGACAGCGACGAGAAGGGCGATAAGCCCGAAGATCAAGCCAATCAGGCCGCCAAGGACATCTCGGACGATGCGGTCGTCAAGGTCTCCGTGGACGGCCAGGACATCGAGTTCACTGTCGGCAACCTGAAGCGACTGGCGGGCCAAGAGGCCTCCCTGACGCGCAAGAGCCAGGAAGCTGACCTCGTGGGAGGCCGGGCCGCTGCGGCGCTGGAAAGTGCCCTCACGTCGATCCTGGAGGACCTCGCACCCTATCAGGAGCTCGACTGGGTTCTCGAAGGCCGCCGCATGGACGACGAAGAGTTCACGTGGCACCGCGAGAACTACACGCGCCTTCAGAAGCGCTATGAGTCGGTCATCGGCGCCGCGCAGAGCTTTCAGCAGGCCGCAGGCGAACGCCACCAGAACGCCAACGCTGAGGCCCTGACGGCCATGAAGGCCGACATGGTCAAGGCTGTCCCCGCGTTCGACGACAAGCTCTACGGGGACATCAAGTCCTTTGCGGTCGCTTCGGGCCTGAACGCTGAGGGCGTGGAGGGCATCACGTCCGCTCCGCTCCTGAAGCTCCTGCACAAGGCCATGCTCTACGACAAGGGCTCAAAGGCCGCCGCTGAGAAAGTCTCGACTGCCCCCAAGAAAGTTCGGGGTTCCGGAGGCCGGGAGGCGATGACCTCGCCCAACACGAAGGAACAGCGGGTCCTTCAAAAGAAGATCGCATCGGGCGCCCTGTCGGAAGACGATGCCATCAAGGCCCTCTTGGGCCGCTGGGGAGCGAACGGACAGTAAGTCCTCGCCCTCAACAACCAACACAATATATCTCTACAAAGAACGAATACCCATAAATGGCTACTTTCAAGACCTATTCGAGCGTCGGCGCTAAGGAAGACGTGTCGGATGTCATTTCGACTCTGACGCCCCATAAGGTCCCCTTCTCCTCGTCGATCGGTCAGGATACGGTCAAGCAGAAGGTCTACCAGTGGCAGGAAGATGCCCTGGAGCCCGGCGCGGATAACGCACAGGTCGAAGGCTTCGACGCCACCGAAGAGGACTGCAACACGACCCAGATGCGTCAGAATACGACGCAGATCATGTCGCGTACGATCAAGCTCTCGGGCTCGCTCCAGGCCACCGACCACTACGGCCGCGCCAACGAACTGGCCCGCCAGCTCGTGAAGAAGGGCAAGAGCCTGCGCCTCGACCTGGAACGCGCCTACGTCGGCGTAGACCAGGCCATGGTTCTCGGCAGCGACACTGTCGCCCGCCGCACCGCCTCGGCCTCGCAGCTCATCGACGCCTCGTGCAAGATCGACCTGGGCGGTAACCCGCTGGACGAAGCCAACGTCCGCAAGGCGATCCGCACCGCGTTCAACAATGGCAGCGACGGCGCCGAGACCTTCATGGTCAAGCCGGTAGACGCCGAGCTCGTCTCGGAGTTCGCCGGTACGGCCAACCGCGTCCGCGACGTGGGCATCAACCCGTCGAAGATCGTGGTGAAGGTCGATATCTATACGACCGCCCTGGGCACGCTCCGAGTCACCATCAACCGCGAAATCAAGAAGGACTTCGCGCTCCTGTACGATCCCAGCATGTGGAAGAAGACCGTGCTGAAGGGTCGCGGCTGGTTCCGTGAGACGCTGGCGAAGACCGGCGACAACACCAAGGTCATGCTGGCCGGTGAGTACGGCCTGAAGCACGAGAACTTCAAGGGCGCGGTTCTCCTGACCAACGTGGACAAGACCGGCACCAACGCGGACGATCCGGACGCCTAAGGCCTCTACGATCGCGAGCCCCTCAGTTCCTTAGGGAGCCGAGGGGCTCTCTTGTTTCCTCAACGAATACCGAATGAATACCCCCGTCATTATCGACAGTACCGACCGGCTCCACCTGGAAGTCGATCGGCACATGAAAATCCAATCGGCCCATATCGAGGCCATCCAGGAAATCCCGGACGAGTGGCGCCGGGGCCTTCAGGACATCCGGACCCATCAGGACAGCAAATTCGCGGCCGATGACGTGCAGATAGCCTCGCTTCCGGGGGCGCTCGTAGACCATTGGTTCCGCCAGGGCTTCAACATCTGGGACCGGAACGTCACCCCGCAGGACATCATAGACCGTCTCGTCCGCGAGGACCTTACGGCCTTCCTGACGACCTCCAAGCGGTTCGCCTGAGACGATGAGTTTCGGAGCGCTCCGAGGGCGCCTGAAGGCCCTCATAAACCGCAAGGACTTCAGCGACGAATTGGCAGGAGACTTTGTCCGCTCGGCCATCACGGACCTAGAGCGCGACCTCCGTATTCCTGCGATGGAAAAGCTCGCGGACAACGACACATGGGACGGCACCAAGAATTTTTGGATGGTCCCCGGCGACCTGATCGAGCCTATCGCCATGTTCACGGATACGGCGCAGCTCCGTAAATGCTCCTTAGAGCAATTCATTGCCGCCGCCGACCAGACCGGAAGCCCCACGATGTTCGTGAGGGTGGGACGCCGATACCTTCTGCGGCCCACGCCCCAAAAGGGCTCAGTCGTATACCTGAACTATTTCGGGGCCTCGACACCCTTGCAGGCTGCCCAGGACTATAACGTCTGGACGAAGGCAGGCTTCAACGCGGTCCTTTACACCGCAGCGGCGCTCGCGGCCGACTTCTACCAGATGGAAGACGAGTATGCGGCGCGTTTCACTTCCAAAGCTCAGGCCTTTTCAGCCGCTATTGTTGAGCAGGCCATCGCAGAGCGCTGGGCTGACCCAATGGCCGTTGCGCCGCCGAGCGACTTAGGCACTTACTAAATGTCAGATTTTGCTTCCGCATCGTTCTACGGGGACGAGGCGGTGGTCATTCAGGGCCCTCCCGGTCTTCCAGGCACGGACGGCACCCAAGGACCTTCTGGGCCATCGGGGCCTTCTGGGCCGATTGGCCCGGCCGGTAAGCCGAACAGCACCTTTGCGACCCTTGCCGAGCTGAAGAAGGCACCACGGAGCAACGGGTCCTATACGCTCCTGTCGAGCGCCGGGCCTGTACCGTATGCGTTCGTGGAGGGGAATTTCACAGGGCAAGCGGACGATGTCGATGTAGTCAAGCTCGACGCAGAGCCCCTGACCACCGGGGCCCTAAAGCGGCAAGGCGCTCAAACTATCGCCTTCACACCCATTCCGCCCGCCAGCGCCTCTACGCCATCGCCCACCACTAGCGCGTTCGAGAAGCTCTCCCGTCGCGTCGATGTCTGGGACGAACTTACGCCCGAGATGAAGGCGGATGTGATTGCGGGAACCCTATCGGTGGACTGCGGCCCCGCTTTTCAGCGCGCGTTCGATAAGTGCTCCGGGAGAGGACAGTCCTCTCTCACTACGGGCCGAAAACTGCATGTCCCTGCCGGGCGCTACCTAGTCTCATCGCCTTCTGGGTTCACGTGGCGCAGTCAGGACGGCGTGGCGGACGCAGGCGATCGTCGGAAGATTACGATCGAGGGAGATGGGGCCGCGAATACCATCATATTCTCGACCGTAGACGGTGACTATGCGTTTTCCATCGAGGGCCACGCGACCGGAGCAGGCGCCCAAGACGGCACGAACCTCAATGTCACCATCCGAGGCATCGCTGTTATTGGCAATAGCGAGCGCACGGGAGGCCCGCGTGTCGGAGGTGCATGGCGCATCAATAAGGTATCGCGCGTTCACATGCTCGATGTCGCAGGCAAGCACTGTAATATCGGTATCGACCTGAGCGACTGTATCAACGTCAAGGCGGACTTCTGCGAGTTCACCGGCAACAACTTGGGAATGCGCGGCCAGCGAGTTGCCTTCTCGTTTCCCAATGTTTGGCGCATCGCAAATACTAGTTTTGGCGGTAGCCAGATCAAGGGCGTCGAGATTAGGAAGGGGGCGAACATTAGCTTTGACTCCTGTGGCTTCGAGGGCATCGGAACGTCAAATGCTGTTTCTAGCGAGTGTTACGCGGCGCATTTCATTGGGGGCCCAGCAGAAGGAGGCGCCAGCGCAAAGCTAACCAATTGCTATTTCGAGGGTTGCTTTGTGGCCGCTGACATCCGTGCGGAATGGGGCGACGAGGACGGCGGTTCGATAACCATTGAGCACTGCACGTTCCAGCGCTTGGACAGCACCCTATACGCCCGCCGCCATGCCCTATTCTCTCAGGTAGGTACAGGCAAGATGGATGTTATCCTTACGGCTAACAAGTATAAGAACATGGGGTCCTATTTGCCAGGCACCGCCCCTGCGGCCCCCAATCCGTGCTGGGAAGTGACCACAGCCAACGTATTCCCAGACATGCGGGGCGAGAGCTATGTCGCGACGGAGCGGCCCCAGACGAACGGATGGCCCTGTGTAGGCGTGGATAGTCCTACGTCTTACATCATCAACAACGGCGTGGCCTCAGTGCTTCGTCAGTCCAATGTGTCTTTCGCTAACAGAACGGCCGAGGGAACCGTCGATGTAACCTTCAAGGTTCCTTACCGCGAGACGCCCATTATCGTTCCCACGGGACAAAGCACAACGCAGGAAGTTGCCTGCATCGTGACCGGCTACAACCCCGGCGCGTGTACCATTCAAACTAAGGTGGGTGGCGTCTTGAAGGACGTTGACTTCAGCCTTGCCGTGTCAGGAAGATTTGCATGACCGCAGAAGAAATTGTCGCCGAAGCGCGACTACTCGGCCTTGGAGAACGCTTCGCCATTTGGCGGGCGATCGGCCAGGACATTTACGGGGACGAAGGGCTCCCGCCGATCATCAAGACCTATGAGCACGGAGAGGCCCCCACCGACACCGCGCCCTCGGTAGGGGCTGACGGTGGCTGATAGCACCTCCATGCCCGTAACGCTTATGTTCGAGATGCGCGAGCGCCTTGTCCGCATCGAGACTAAGATGGACGGAGCGACCGAGAAGGTCGAAGGGCACGAGAAGCGCATCGACTCGCTTGAAGACGCCCAGAGCAAGCTGACCACCCAAATTGCGATGCTGAGGTGGATCGGCGGTGCGGCCATTCCCGTCCTGGGCCTGTTCGGCAACAAGCTCCTCCACCTCCTCAGCTAACCCAAAGAACCCCCTGTTTCCTTCCGAGACTGGGGGTACTTTTTCGTGTCGGCGAGAATTGACCCATGCAATCTGTCGGGCTATGGGAACCATCGCCAAACGGCGATAGTTTGCGATTTGACATTTTTAACAACACACGGAGCCACCGCATGTCCCAGGTAGAAACCACAGCCGCCAAGAAGCTGTCCACCTTCGACAATGCCCTCGCGGCCGCCCAGTCCGCGACGGACATTACGCTCCCCGTGCAGATGCTGCGGGCCTTCATCGCTGTCGCAACGAATGAAGGGAAGAGCGTGTCGGACCTGGCGGACCTCGTGGGAGCGAACCTCTCCACCATGAGCCGCCACCTCCTCGACCTGGGCCAGTTCAACCGGAAGAAAGAGCCGGGACATGGCCTGATCGAGCCCAAGCAGGACCCGATGAACCTTCGGGTCAAGAATTACGTGCTGACCCCCAAGGGCAAGCTGGTCCTCAAGAACATCATGAACGCGCTTTAAGGAGGCGCTACGCACCATGGCAATCTATCCGGACAAGAAGGACGGCAAGCTGACCGGGCGGTTCCGGGTCGAGCTTCAGAAGGGCAAGGAGCGCTACCGCAAGCGCTGGGACAGCTTCGCAGAGGCCCAGAAGGACGAAGAGGCCGTGTTGGCCGCCTGGGCCCGTGGCGATGTCCTCGACGAGACCAAGCGCGCCCCAGGGGCCCCTGAGGTCCACACGTTCGCTTCGGTCATTCCGCTGGCTCAGGGCAAGCTCTGGAGCGGGAAGAGCACTGAGGACACCTGTTGGGCGCATGTGAAGGCCGTAGGGGTCATCTTGGGCATGACGCTGCGCCTCGACGCTATCGATACCCATTCGATCGACAAGGTCATCTCAGCGCTTCAGAAGCGCGGGAAGGCCAATGGGACGATCAACCGTTACCTATCGCATCTCAGGACCTTCCTGGGCTGGGCGAAGGGCCGCAAGTACCGAACGATCCCTATCGAGGACATTAGCTTTGATTGGCGTGAGGAGAGCGTGGGGCGCATCCGGTGGATTACCCCGACCGAGGAGGCCCAGCTCAAGGAATACCTCCCTGAGAACGTCTGGAAGCTCGTTAAGGTGGCTATCGAGACCGGGTGCCGCCGCGACGAACTCTTGACAGCCGAGTTGGGCCAAATCAATGGCACCCGCCTCCACCTCTGGAAGACCAAGACGGACACGCCCCGGACCATCCCCATGTCAGCCGAAACCGCCGAAACCCTCCACAACCTGATAACGTCTGGGACGATGCCCACGCGGCGCAATCTACGGTCGTGGTGGGACCGTGCGAAGAAGCGGATGGGTCTGGAGCATGACGACGATTTCGTCTTCCACGTCACCCGCCACACGAGGGCTACCCGCATGGTAGACGCAGGCATAAACGTCTTCGTCATTAAGGACTGGATGGGCCACAAGCGTATCGAAACCACGCTACGCTATGCACATGTCAAGCCTCAAAACCTCGAAGATGCACTCGTCAGGGTGGGGGAAGTGGAGGGGGAACAGGCCAATAAACCGCAGTTTTCCGCCATCCCCACCGTCCCCCAC